AAGATCTCAATGAAGAGACAGCGGGGCAACTCCGCGGCACGCCGGATATTTCCCTGATCCTGCAGAAGGTCGCAAATTTCTATCGGCAGTCGGTGGAAGAACTCTGCTCGCATAGGCGCACCATCGCTATCGCGGAGGCGCGTCATGTGGCGATGTATCTCGCGCGGACTATGACCCAACATCCGTTGACGGTGATCGGCGCACGGATGGGAGCGCGTGATCACACCACGGTCCATCACTCTATTCGGAAGATCGAGCGGCTGGTCACTGCGAAGGCGAATGTGAAGGCTGAGATCGAGACGATCGCAAGCCAAGTCCGCGCCGCGCTGCGGCCGAAGGCTCAACCGACAGCAAGCATGTCAGACGGCACCGGGCGCTAAAGATGAAATTCGAGCGGCACCAAATCGCAACTCCAAAAGGAACGAGGTCCGTGATGGTCGGGCGGAAACGAAAGACCAATGCCTTGCGAAATGCTTCGGGCGTTTCGATCGATTATAAGCGCGCGCAACGGCTCGATTACGAGACGCGGCTCGCGCGCCGGGCGCGCGATCTGGTCGCGGACGGCGTCAACCCCGCGAATGCGCCCGATCGTTTGTCCGGCTTTACGCTCGGACGTCTGCTGCTGCGCTGGCGCGCCTGCAAAAGCGATCCGAGCGGTCTGTCGCAGAAGCAGTATGACGCCGGGCAGCGGCTCGCAGGTATCATCTGCCGCCATGCCGCGCTCCATGGCTACAGCCTCAATGTCCGGTCGCCGGCCTTCGTCGTCCTCGGCGGGCAGGATTGTTCTCCGCCGCCTGATGAGGAGCGCATCGCGCAGATCCGGGCCGAGTTCACGATCTGTTACGATGCGATCATGCGGGTGTGCCGCGAGCATGATCTTCGCGCCCGCGATCTGGCCTATGGTGTATGCGTCCAGAACTGGCCGGTAGGGATGATCGACGGCCAGTTCGGCCTGCTGCGATTGGTGTTGAACGAGGTCGGCGGCGCGTTGCGCGCCATGGACAAGGAACGGGGCAGGGGCGGGTGAGCGCGTCCCAGTTATGGTTGTGAGCGTATCGTTGTTATCGTCTGCGCTTCCCAAAAAAGCATAACGATCGAGCGCGCTTGGTCCGGATTCGAGCCCGTCGCGTCGCCACATCTAATGTGGTTTCCATCTACCTCTGATGGTGTGGGCGCGCAGAGCAGGTTCCACATTTGAGCTTGTGATGAAATTCCGGTCGCCAAAATTTTGCCTCATCCGCGGCCACGATCACCTAATTCAATACGTGGGGACATGGCGTGTTCGACCGATCCAGTGCAACGCGAGAAAACCGACCAGGTCCGAGGGACGTGCCCCATCTGCTGGAATGGCATTCGTCGCATTGCGTCGGGCTTGCCGATGCCTGCGAGAACGCGCACGCGAAGAAGATCCTACGTCTTCTTGCCGCCGATCTTGCGATCGAAGCTGAGACGCTCCGCCGACAGTGGCAGGAACGCGATATGGCCGAGCTGATGCCTGACGGCGAACGGCTGAATTTCTTGAGAACTGATATGCGCGGCGATCGACCGGCGTCGCGGTTGCGGTTTGCGGCTGACCGCACCTAGCAAGCGTTAGCGAGCCATCCCGACAGTGCGCTTCCTATTTTGAGACTGGCGCATCGGGGCAGTGTTGACAGACCTTGCAAACAGCCGCCTCGATTTGACTCCCTGTCCTCGCTGCGCGATGTATCAATGCAGCATGAGGTTTTGTGCCCCGGTCCAAGCGGCCGGGGTTTTGTTTTCGGCAGACGGCGGATGCTTGTGTGGCGCCGGCGCTGCCAGCCCGCTCGTGAATTCGAGTGAATCGAAAACAACATCGCGCCACAGTCCTAGCGACCGATGCCGCGACGGGAAGAAAAAATGCGCAATGTTGACAGACCTTGCAAATGTGCCTCGGCCGTTTGACATCCAGCGCCCGATGCACGATTGATAAATGCAGCATGCGGTTTTGCGCCCCGGCCCAGCGGCCGGGGTTTTGTTTTGCCCGCCGCAAATTGCCGCTGGGCTTCTGCCAATCGCAGCACGCCACAACACGAAACAGCAATACGAAAACCGCTCTCTAAGGAACGGGTGACACACCATGGGAATGTGGGATTGGATTGAAGAGCAATATCCGGCGCCCGGTTCGCGTGCTGGAGCGAACGGCTTTCCGCCGCTGTCGGCGTCCGATGCGACTTTGCTGAGGCTTATCGAGCAGGGCGTGGCTGCAGGAGCTCGGGAGGAGGACGACGATCCAAGTGCGGCACAAGCTGCGCGGCAGACAGGCGCCGCGGCGCTCGCGCGAGCGGTGAAGCCGCCTTATGGTCGCGACAAGGGTTGGCTGACGCAAACCCCGGAAGATTGGGTGCAGCAAATTTCGCCTCTGCTGAAACCCGGATACCCGGTATGGCCATCTCCATCCAATCGGGTTTCGCCGATGTCCGCGCCGGCGTCACCTATGCCTTTTGGTGAGTCCGCTGAGATTGACGAACCGAGTGCATCGCAAGCCGCACGGGACGCCGCCGCCGGGACCCTCGCCAGAGCGGCAAGGCACCCGTACGGCCGGGTCTTTAGACCTGTTACGGCGCCCAGCGCGCCGGCAGTGACCGAGAATATGCAGCAGTCTGAGGAAGCACGCCAAGCCGCAGCGTCGCGGCTCGCGAATGCCGTGCGCCGGCCGATCGGACCGCTGCCGCCGCCCTCAATCCCACCTTCGACTGTGGCTCCGGTGGAAACCGAGGAAATGCGTCAAAGGCAAGCGGCAAGCGAGGCTGCAGCGCGGACAATCGCAAATGCGGTACGGCCCCCAGAGGGCCGTAAGCCATCTAACTTGGAAGAATCCTCGGCCCCCTATCGAACGCAATTCAATGACTATTTAGAGCGTCAATTTGGGAAAGAGGACCGAGTAGAGATTCACTCTCCTGAAAACCCCAAAGATTGGAAGGAGATGTGGGACTTGGCAAGAAAATATGGGCCCTGGGTGTGGGAGATATTCAAGAAACGTCCTAGGCGGCGTTGACCACGCTTTTTGCGCCCGGCCTAACGAGCCGGGGTTTTGCTTTTCGGCCTGCGCCTTTTCGCCGTCTGAATCAGAAATGCACCCGCTTCCTGCTCATCAACAGGTTGACCACCACCCATGCCTAAAATGACCGAGCTTGAACTCAAGGCGTTGCTCGACGCCGAGAAAGCCGCGGCGCTGTCGGCGCCACAGGCGTCGCGGCTCAGCTCCGACCGCGAGCAGGCGCAGCGTTACTACCTCGGCGATATGAGCCGCGACATGCCTTCGCTCGAAGGCCGATCGTCGGCGGTCTCGACCGACGTCGCTGACACCATCGAAGGCCTGATGCCGACTTTGATGGACATCTTCTGCGGCGGTGACGAGGTGGTGCGCTTCGATCCAGTGGGTCCGGAGGACGTCAAGGCCGCTGAGCAGGAGACCGATTTCGTCAATCACGTCTTCATGCAAAAGAACCCAGGCTTCCTGGTCCTCTACACGTTCATCAAGGATGCGCTTCTCTCCAAGACCGGCATCGTCAAAATCTGGACGGAGGAGGAGCTCAACGAGACGCGCGAGACCTATTACGATCAGCCCGAGGACATGGCGGCGTTGATCGTCGCCAATCCCGAGCTGGAGGTGGTCGCGCACACCGAGCATAACGGCCTACATGACATCACGGTCGTCCAGCGCAAAACCGTCAAGCATCACAGAGTTGCGGCGGTGCCGCCCGAAGAGTTTGGCATTTCGCGCAACGCGCGAAGCATCCGGGACGCCGGCTATGTGTTTCACGAGGTCGAGCGAACCGAGGCCGATCTCATTGCCGACGGTTACGATGCCGAGCAGGTGAAAGACCTGCCGAGCTACACCGCGATCGCGACCGGCGAGCGCTGGGCGCGCGACACTGTAGAGGAGGGCGAGCTCCAACGCGGTGACGATGGCCTCAACCGTGCCAACCGCATCATCCGGGTCACCGAGCACTATGTGCGGATGGACTATGAGGGAAGGGGACACGCCAAGCTTTATCGCGTGACGACGGCCGGCGAGGGCGGCGACATCCTGGTGAAGCAGGGCGAGCCGCAGGTGATCGAGATCAACCGCATCCCGATGGCGGCCATGACGCCGATCATCGTCACGCATCGGTTTTTCGGCCGCTCGGTCGCGGACCTGGTGATGGACATCCAGCGCATCAAGACCGCGCTGATCCGGGGGATGCTCGACAGCTCGTATCTGTCGGTGAACCCTCGGGTCGAAATCGCAGAGTCGCACGCCACCGAGACCACGCTCGACGACATCCTTACCATGCGGCCGGGCATGCCGATCCGCACCAAGCAGCCGGGCGGCTTGATCTGGCAGCAGGTGCCGTTTGTCGGCGCCGATATGCTGCCGATCATCCAGTTCATGGACACGACGCGGGAATGGCGCACCGGCGTCAGCCGGCAGGGGCAGGGCCTCGATCCGGGCGCCTTGCAGAACCAGGTGGCGACCATCGCCAACCAGATGTTCAGCGCGGCCCAGGCGAAGGTGAAACTGATTGCGCGAATCTTTGCCGAGACCGGCATGCGTGATCTGTTCTCGCTGCTGCATGCCGAAATTCGAGAGAACGGCGATGCAGCACAGACGATCCGCTTGCGCAATCAGTGGGTGACGGTCGATCCGACCGACTGGCGAGAGCGCAACGATCTCACCATCAATGTCGGGCTCGGCAACGGCTCGAAGGCCGAGCAGCTCGCGCACTTGCAGTTGATCATCGGCGCGCAGAAGGAAGCCATTGCAGCTGGGATGGTCAGCCCGAAGAACCTTTACGAATCGGCCAAGCAACTGGTGCGGCTCGCCGGCTACAAGGACCCGGATGCCTATTTCACGGCGCCGGGCCGGCCGCCCGATCCGAACGACCCGACAAGTGCGCCGGTTTCGCCGCCGGCCAATCACCAAGTCCAAGAAGTCCAGCTCAAGGCGCAGCTCGACCAGAAGGCTGCCGAGCACCGGGCCGAGATCGAGAAGGTCCAGGCGCAGGCCGATATCGTAACGCAGGACCGCAAGACGCAGGCCGAACTGGCGCTGATGGAGAAGAAGTTCGCGCTCGAGAGCCAGATCGCGCTGGTTGAGGCGCAGCTCAAACGCGAGGAGCATCAATTCAAGATGCAGGCTCGGCAGCGGGTGCATGATGCGGAGATGTCGCGCGTTCACAACCAGCACGGATCTGCGATGGCGCAAATGAACCGCTCCGCGAATGACGCAAAGGATGACCAAGTGAACGATCGCATGAACGACCAGGCACATCACAACATGGGGCAGCCATAATGTACTACTTCGGAACCGGCCGGCTCGGCACGCATCAAAGTGCGGCCTACACCGCCACCGCAGGGACGATCACCAACGCCATGGGTTCGCAGACCTACAAGGTCCGTATCGTTTGCACGACAGACGCCTTCGTGAAGGTCGGCGACGCGCCGACCGCCACCACCTCTGATCCGCTGTTTCCGGCCAATTCAGTGGCATACGTCACCATCACGCCAGGACAGAAAGTATCGGCGGTGCAATCGAGTGCCGGCGGGACACTCCACGTCACTGAGGTGGTCTGATCTCTGCTCCAGGCGGCGCCTGCGGCAACGATCCTGGCGGCCAGACGCAGGCAAGATTCATGACCGAGCAAGCTCAGCAGACGCTGGTGCGCCGCGCGCACAGGGTCTGCAAAGGATTAATTGGAGGGAGGAGCGTTTGATCGCCTTTGTCCTTGCCCAGTCGCACTGCGGCTCGCTGATCGTCAATCGATTCGATTACAATCATGCGTTCAATGGCCACCGGTATGGTGTCGGTTCGCAGATTCTCGACACCGGCTCTTATGATGCGGATGAAGTCGAGACGCTGCAATCGCTGCTCATGCTGCTGCGAAAGTATCGTGGGGACGGCGTCGTGGCGCTGGATTGTGGTGCCAATATCGGCGTTCATACGATCAATTGGGCGGCGCTGATGAAGGGGTGGGGGAGCGTCATCGCCATTGAGGCGCAAGAGCGGATTTTCTACGCCCTCGCGGGCAATATCACGCTGCACAACGCCTTCAATGCCCGTGCGGTTTGGGCTGCAGTGGGCAGAGAAGATGGTCTCATCGAAATTCCAGAGCCGGATTATCGGAGGCCGGGCAGCTTCGGCAGCTTCGAATTGAAAGAGCGGCTCGGCAACGAGAACATTGGCCAGCCGATCGATTATAGCAGCCCAAAATCCCGGGTCCGAACGATGACGATCGACGGATCTGCGCTCGACCGCGTGGATCTGATCAAGCTGGATGTCGAAGGCATGGAGCTTGAGGCGCTTTCAGGCGCCATGACAACCATCAAGACGTATAGGCCGGTGCTGTTCATCGAGACGATCAAGATCGACAAGAAAAAATTTGAACAGGTGCTTGGAGAGGTGGGCTACCGATTCTACGCCCATGGCATGAACGTGCTTTGTGTCCATGCCGATGACCCGATTGTAGGTCACGTCCGGTCGGAGAGAAAGTCGAGATGAACGACACGGTGGCGCGGTATAAATCACTCGCCGCTGCATTGCTTCGTGAACCGGACAACCCAGAGCATTTAGTCGATCAGTTCGCCCTTTTATCCGGCAATGGCGATCGGGCTAATGGCAAGCATTACCTCTATCTTGCGCGGCGCGCCTACAATGCGGCACCGGACAGTGTCAATGCAGCGTTCAACTATGGTTCGGCATTGCAGCGGGCCGGGAGATTTGCCGATGCTAAAGAAATGTACCGCTGGTGTGTCGATCATGCCTCCGCTGATTGGCTGACGCGGTGCCTCCATCATCTTGGGATCGCGTACCGAGCGCTCGGTCAGAACGAGCGCGCCATCGAATACTACGACCAGGCGATATCGCGAGATCCTGATCCTCAATTTCGAAAGGACCGCGCACTGGCTAAAATGGCGAATGGCTGGCTGCGCGAAGGGCTTGAGGAGTTTGAATGCCGGCGCGAACTCGCCGAGCAGCGGCTTGCGGCCAACAATGGAGAATTGATCGCGCAGCGGCGGTTGCCAGCCGGCGTGAGACATTGGCAAGGCGAAGACCTCGCGGGTAAGACGCTCGTCGTCTACCAAGAGGAAGGCGCCGGCGATTTCATCCAATTCTGCCGATTTATCCCGCGACTGCGTGACACAGGGGTGGGGAAGATTGTGTTGACCGGCCCGGCACCGGATCTTCTGGAAATGGTGTCCGACCACATCGCAGCGGACGATATTGCGCCGCTGTCGGAGCCTCTCGAATGCGATTATGTCACGGGTTCGATGTCGTTCCCGTGGAGGCTCGGCGTGGATTACAAGGATGTGTCTGGCAAGCCTTACATGAAGACAGAGCCCGCCAGGTTTCCACGGCGTGGGCGCTTGAATGTCGGTCTGGTGTGGCGCGGCAACCCGGCCTACGGCATGGACGTTCATCGGTCCATGCTGTTTCGTGAACTGTGCCCGCTGTTCGATTTAAATGGCGCGGCGTTCTACTCGCTGCAGCTCGGGCCCGCCGCGGCAGAGATAGGCCACCTTGGATTTGATGGTTTTGTCGCCGACCTCACGTCCTTTGCGAGGAGCTGGCGAGCGACGGCGCGGCTGATCAAGAGGCTCGATGTCGTCGTGACCGTTGATACCGCGGTGGCGCACCTCTCCGGCGCACTCGGTGTCCCGGTTCTGACGATGGTCACCAATGCCTGCGACTGGCGTTGGGACCGCAGCAACGAAAAGACGGTCTGGTACGACTCGATGCGGGTGTACCGGCAGAACGATCAGGACGATTGGACGCCCTGCATACAGCGCGTGCGAAATCGATTGATGGAGATGCTCGATGAGTCAGAACGGAACGCAAGAAACGACGCAAGACAGGGTTCATGCGACGATAAACCGAGGGCTTCGAGCGGCGCAGTTGCTTGAGCACGAAGCCTTCAAGGACGCCACCAGTGCGCTCGCCGAGCAATTGATGGATCGCTGGCGCGTCTCGAGCGATCCGACCGAACGTGAACGTATCTGGCTGTCGGTGAACCTGCTCGATCAGATCAAAGCCAAGCTCGCCATCGTCGCCAACAACGGCAGGCTTGCCAAGAAAGAGCTCGATGAGCTCACCGCGAGCCGGCGCTCTCGATTCGGGCTTGCTTGAGGCGCCGACGATGTTGACGGACGTTGCAAGAAGCTTGTCAACGTTTGACACATCCCGCCAGATCGGTCAGTGATAAATGCAGCATGAGGCTTTGCACCTCGGCCCAACCGGCCAGGCTTTCTCTGCAAGAACCGACAATATTTCGCAGGACATGCGCGCCCCGGCGGCGCCGTCTGCAAGAGATTCGGAGCCGCAAGGCGAAGACGCCACCCTTCTGCAGGAGATCGCATCTCCACCGGAAGCCCCTGGCGAGACGCACGAGGCAGACCCGGCCGCACGGCCGCCCATCGCGCCTCCGAGGTCTTGGACGAAGGACGCAAGAGCGCATTGGCACACCTTGCCCCGCGAGACGCAAGCATATGTTGCGGCCCGCGAACAGGAACGCGAGCGTGAATTGCGCCGGAGCCAAAATGAGGCCGCTGCAAAGCTCAAGAGCTTAAAAAGCAAAGAGCAAGCAGCCGAACAGGCAAGGCAGAAATACGAGATCGCATTGTCGACCCTCCTGCAAGCGCTGCAGGGTCTCCACGCGGCCACGTTCGCTGATATTACTTCGGTAGAAGATGCGAACAGGCTCGCAGTGGTCGATCCGCCGCGGTTCAAGCTATGGCAGGCCCATCGCCAACAGATGGGCATGCTGGAGCAAGAACTGCGGCGGGCGCGCCAGCATCGGGTGCAAGACAGTCAGGCCAGGTGGTCCGCGTTCGCAAGCGAACAGGACCGGCTTTTCCTGCTAAGAGCACCGAAGCTGTCAGATCCCACGTGTGCGCAAAGGGCAACGGGTGCCGCTACTCGCATTCTTGAGGATATCGGATTCAACCAAGACGAACTGAAACAGGCGTGGACAGGGGAGCGATTTTTCTCCCTTCGCGACCACCGCCTTCAGTGGTTGATGTTTGAGAACATTCGATACCGCGAGCAATGCGATATTGTGGACGTCGCAAGAGGCAATGCAATCGACCTTCTGCCTTCCCTTCGGCGGCTCGCAACCGCCTCCGCTCGCAACGCTCTCGCGTCAAGTTCGGACGCGGCGGCGTTCATCCAAACCCTCGAACAGAAACTCGAAACCACAAGCGGGCTTGCCGCACTGAAGCTCGGTGCAATGCTCACCGCGCTGAAGCAGCATTCTGCCGCTCGTTAGAAAGGCTCAAAACATGGCACTCGCCACTTCCGCCTTCACGACCTACGCCGCTCTTGGCAATCGTGAAGATCTTTCCGATACCATCTGGAGAATCGATCCGACGGACACGCCATTCTACTCCAGTCTCGAACGTGAGAAGGCGGTCGCCGTCAATCACGAATGGCAGACCCAGGCGCTCGCGCCCGCCGCCGCCAACGCGCAGCTCGAAGGCGACGACAACGTGACGCCCAACGCGGCCACGCCGACGGCTCGGCTCGGCAACATCACGCAGATTCAGACCAAGATTGCTCGCGTCACAGGCACGCAGATCGCGGTCGAGCACGCCGGTCGTGACGATGAAATGGATTATCAGGTCATGCTGAAGGGTCTCGAGCTCAAGCGTGATGCGGAGTTTGCGTTCGTGGGCTCCAACCAAGCCAAATCCGCGGGTAATGCCACATCGGCCCGCACGCTTGCTTCTGTGTTGGCCTGGATCAGGACCAACACCGACAAGGGCGCAAGCGGCGTGGATCCGGTGCCGGTCGACGGCAGCGGTGCGCGCACCGACGGCACTCAACGGGCTTTCACCGAGGCGCAGCTCAAGGCTGTGATCCAGAAATGCTGGACCGCTGGTGGCAAGCCCGAAACCATCATGCTGGGTGCGTTCAACAAGCAGGCTTTCTCGACCTTTGTCGGCCGGGGCACTCCCATGCAGGACCAGGGCCAGAAGAAGATCACCGCAGCGGCTGATGTGTATGAATCCGATTTCGGTCGCCTCAAGACTGTCCCCAATCGTTTTATGCGCGCTCGCGACTGCCTGGTATTGCAAATGGACCTGTGGGCTTCGGCCGCGATCCCGGGGCGTAGCTTTGTGACGTTTCCGTTGTCGAAAACCGGCGATACCGAGCGCAAGCAGATCCTGGTTGAGCACACCCTGGTATCGCGTCAGGAAGCGGGTTCCGGCGGTGTCTTCGATCTGACCACGTCGTAACGGGTACTGTCATCTGATTGGTCTTGAGGCCGCCCTTGGGCGGCCTCTTTCTTTCTTAGGAGAATGCAATGGCTCTTCCCGTTACCCACCGCTTTGACGAGCGTGTTCTTCAGACCACCGCGGCGAGCGTCGCGACCGGCCTCGCCGGTGTCGCCCGTGCGCCGTGCCGTGGTCAGATCACCGAGGTCGGTACTGTGATCGGCTCGGTGGTTTCAACTGCAGACGCGACCTGTACGACCAGCATCGCCGGCACCAACATCACCGGCGGTTCGTTTGTGATCACCCAAGCCGGTTCCGCAATCGGTGATTTGGACAATGCGCTGCCGACCGCCGCAAACGTCTGCAATGAGGGCGATGCCATCAAGTTCGCCTTCAGTGGCACCGGTACGGCCGGTGGCCACGTTTACTGCTACGCCGTTTTGCGACCGATCTGATTCTGGTGGCCGGTCCGCGAGGGCCGGCCGATTTCTTCGACTTGCCATTCGGATATTAAATGAGCGACGTCATCACTGTTCCAAATATCGATCATTCCGAGAAGCTGATCCACTTTGCGCGATGGCAAAACGTCGAGGACATCATCGAGAACAACAAGCGACTACAGACGGTGCCCCAGAAGTCCGACTGGGGCCGGCACGTTGCCTCGATCCCCAATGTTATTCTCGAGCAGTGGCTCAATGAAGAGTACCGGCGCGGCAACGTCAGTCTCCGGCCGTATACCAAGGAGTTCGACGCCATTATCGAGAAGAAGCTTCAAGATCCAGACTGGCGCTGGTTGAGAACCGACAAATGAGCATCAGCACCTACAACGAGCTAAAAACCGCAATTGCGAGCTGGCTTGCGCGCGATGACCTGAGCGCGTTCATCCCGGATTTCATCACGCTGTTCGAGGCGTCGGCGTGCCGTGAGTTGCGTGTGCGTCCGGCCGAAGCCACAGCGATGATCACGCCATCGTCCGGCGCGGCGGCATTGCCGGCGGACTTCCTGGCCACGCGGCGGCTGACCTGGACTGGATCGCTAAACCGCGATCTCGAATATGTGCATCCGGTCTGGTTTGCGCAGAATTATCCCACTTCGGCCGCCGGTACGCCTGCCGTCTACACCATCGAGGGCGGTACCCTAAAGGTGCGGCCCGTGAGTGACGTGCCGCTCGAACTCCTCTATCGCGCCAAGACTCCCGCGGTGAGCGGCGCGCTGAATTGGCTCTTCACCAATCATCCCGACGTCTATCTCTTTGGATCGCTCGCCGAGGCTTCCATGTTCAATAAGGATCCCGAGAACGCAGCGCTGTGGGAAGGTCGCCGCGATAAAGTCTACCAGAGCATCAAGGGCGCCGACTTCCATTATCGCGAAGTCGGCGCGCCACGAATTGCAGGATACACCCCGTGATGCCGATCTTAAGCTTTGGCGAATACCGGCCCGATGTATCAGACTATCAGGGCCAGCATAGCCGCACGATTTTGAACGTCGTGCCGCGAGGTGACGGATATGGACCATTCCTCGATTTCGTGACTTTCACCTCGGCTCTGCCTGCCACTTGCCGGAGCTATTTTTATGCTCGCAAGAATGACGGATCGGTCTCGGTCTTCGCCGGCACAGCGACCAAGCTGTACAATTTAAACAACACTGACGGCAGTTGGGGCGACGTCAGCAAATCCGGCAGCGCTTATTCGGCGCTATCCGGCAATGCGCAATGGCAGTTTGCGCAATTCAATAACTTTGTGCTCGCAGTGCAAGCCAATGCGCCGGTGCAGGTGTTCGACCTCACGACGTCAAGCGCTTTCGCCGATCTGGCGGGCTCACCTCCGGCGGCGGCTTACGTTACGGTGGTCAATCGTTTCCTGGTGTTGTCCGGAATGGCATCGCCGAATGTCTATCGCGTGCAATGGTCCGGTCTGAACGACACGACACAATGGACGCCTGGCGTCAATCAATCCGATTTTCAGGATCTCGCCGACGGCGGGATGGTGCGTGGCGTGGCTGGCGGCGAGTACGGCGTAATTTTCCAGGACGGCTCAATCCGTCGCATGACCTTTTCACCCGGCTCTCCTTACGTATTCGGCATTCAGCGGATCTCGCAGGACGACGGCCTGTTCGCACCCTATTCATTGGTGAGTGCGGGCGACAGGATCTTTTTCTGCTCTCCTCAAGGCTTCAAGATGCTGTTGCCGGGCGCAAACCCGGTGCCAATCGGCAAGGAGCGGGTTGATGCGAGTTTCTTTTCTGAGTTCGACGCGTCGAATGTGCAGCTCTTCGTTGGCGCTAATGATCCGCGCAGTACACGGGTCTACTGGGCCTATAAGTCGAGCAATGGCGCGACGGGGCGCTTTGACAAGATTCTGATCTATGACTGGGCGCTCGAGCGCTGGTCGAAGGTTTCGATTGCGGGCGAATACATCGCCTCGCTGTCGCAACCCGGCGTGACGCTCGAGGGGGTCGACACGGCCTACGGATTCAATATCGACACGTTGCCGCTGTCTTCGCTGGACGACATCTCAAACGCCGCGCTGTCCAAGATTTCTGCAATCGGGACGGCGCACAATATGGGCTTTTTCACTGGAGTGGCACTGGAAGCGACACTCGACACGGCAGAGCAGGGTGGCGACGGGCGTCGCGTGTTTGTGCGTGGCTTTCGTCCGGTTACCGATGCGGCGACGGTGTATGGTTCGATCCTGTCGCGCGAAACCGCGCAGGCGCAGTCAGTGACCAGTGCCGAGTCGATGGTCAATGCCATTGGCTCGTGTCCACAGCGCGTCTCGACGCGCTATGCGCGCGGCCGGGTCAGGATTCCTGCCGGCACGACCTGGAGCTTCGCCGCGGGGGTCGAGCCGGATATAGCCCAGGAGGGCGGCCGATGACAAAGAAGAGCGTCCGATGACTGTAGGGGCCGGACTTTCATTGTCTGACGACGAAACTGAGCAGCGGCCGCAGAACTTCGTGATCCGTCAGCTCATCGAAGGCCGCTCGAATGCGGTCGGCCAATGCACGCTCACAGCCAACGCAACCAGCACCACAGTTGCAGCGATCAATTGTGGAGCCAACTCGGCGGTGTTTCTCTTTCCCAAGACCGCACACGCCGCTGCCATCTCGGCGTCAACCTACGTGTCAGGCGTATCGGCGCGACAGTTCGTGGTGACGCATCCGAACAACGCCAATATCGACAAGGACTTCTACTTTGTCTGTCTTGGCTGAAGCAGTGTGCGTCGATCCAAAAGAGGTCACCTGCATTTGGGAGTGCGTCAGGCATTGGATCAGGCGGGCCATGGAGCGCGGCGATCTCGGTACTTTTGACGAGGTCGAAGACGCCGTTACGAGTGGGCAAGCTCTGCTTTGGCTCGTTTGGAAAGAGCCGGAGATCCTGGGGGCCGCCGTGACTCAGGTCGTTGCGACCCAGAAGAGCAGAATCTGCATCATCGTTGCGTGCGGCGGCGAGAACCTAAGACTCTGGCTGCCGCTTGTAACGAAAATCGAGAGCTACGCACGAGAAGAGGGCTGCGATGCAGTCCGAATTCTCGGGCGCAAAGGCTGGATGCGCGTCTTGAAAGGCTACAGCGCGCCGGCGGTCATCCTGGAGAGGCGACTTTAAATGGGCGGTACATCGAAGACCACACAGCAGACGCAGCAATCGTCGACCACCAATCCTTGGGAGCCGACACAAGGCATCCTCAAGGACATCTTGAGCGGTATTCAAGGGCAGGTCGGCAACTATCAGCCGACTTCGGCGGAGACAGCAGCAATCCACCAACTCGAGGCCAATGCGCAAAACCTGCCGAATTACACGCCGCAGGCTACGAGCCTGGCGAACGATTACCTGACCGGCGGCCCGGACCGCTCCGGCATCGTTGGCGACGCCTACAATGCGTCGAAGTCAGCACTTAATCCCTACCTCAATCCGGACTGGCTTGACCCAACCAAAGTGCCTGGGATCGCTGCGGCGCTCGACACAGTTCGCAATGATGTGAAGAACTCGGTCGACGGCACGTTCGCCGGCGCCGGCCGTGATCTCTCCGGCTTGCATATGCAGTCGCTGGCACGCGGCATCGCGCAGGGTGAGGCGCCCGTGCTGCTCGATGCGTACTACAAGAACGCCGGCTTGCAACAGAACGCGGCGACCGCGCTGCCGGGAATCGCCAATTCGGCGGCCACCACCCAATCTGGTCTCGACCAAACGAGCCTCGCCAATCGGGCGCAGGGCTTGAATGTCGGCCTCAACACAGTGCCGCAGGCGGCGAATGCCAGTGCTACCGGCGTTCTCAATGCGGAAAATCTGCTGCGCGCGTTGCCGCTTCAGAACCTTGGACTGCTGTCCAATTTGACGGTCCCAATCGCCGGCCTCGGCGGGCAGACTTATGGCACCAGCAATACGGTTGGCACGCAGACCATGTCGCCAGTTCAGCAGTTCGCGACGATCATGAGCGGGTTGAACAGCGGCTTCGGCGGAACAGGCGGGGGCGGCGCCACGGGCCTGCTCAAATTTCTTCAGTCCTTCCCGGGATAAACGACAACATCGTCTTGAATCCGAATCGACCACCGTCCACCCCCGGCTATGCCGGGGTTCGCTTTTTTGAGGAGCTCCCTTCATGGCCACCGCTGGCGTCCCACTCTGGTCAACCACCCCTGCAAACAACGCGACAGCCGATCCTGCTGTGAACTGGGCCGAAGGCATGGCGCCATCTGCGGTGAACGACTCGGCACGCGCGATGATGGCGTCGGTGGCGAAGTGGCGCAACGATCTGTCCGGCGTCGCGACTGGCGGGTCGTCGACGGCCTACACCGTGGCGACCGGCGCTACCTTTGCTTCGGCGTCCGACATGTCCGGGATGGTCTTCTCCATCATCCCGCATGTTACTTCGGGTGCATCGCCCACGCTCTCTGTGGATGGTCTGACCGCGCGCGCCATCAACGACTCGACAGGTGTGGCGGTGACCACCGGCGCTGTGATTGCCGGCACGCCTTATCTTGTGAAGTATGTCCATGCTTCGACTGAGTTCATTCTGCTCGGCCGCTCCAGTGTCTTCACCACGCTGAAGGCAACCAGCGCCATCATTGCCGCGCCTGGAACGACGGCAGGGCGCCCGAGCGCGATCCAGGGAGGCTTTCGGTTTAATACCGACACGGGTCTTCCCGAGTTCAGCGATGGCGCCAACTGGCTCTCGCTCATCACGACGCTGGGCGGCGCTCAAATGCCTTATGGCGCGGTCGTCAACGGCACAATCGCCGAGAGCCATACCGGCAATGCTGTCACCTTCGCCCTTAAGACGCTAGCCGGAAATGATCCATCGGCGAGCGATCCGGTGCTGCTGGCCTTCCGCAATCCGACCTTGGCAACGGGCAATTACATCTACCGCACGGTGACGGCGGCACTGAGTCTCGCGCTGTCGTCCGGTTCCAAGATTGGCGCTGTTGATGGTGTCGCATTCAAAGTCTGGTTGGTGCTTTTCGATGATGGCGGCACGATCAAGCTCGGCGCGATCAACTGTGTCTCGGGTAGTAGTGTTTACGCGCTGGGACAGGCTCCGATTGCCAGCTCGACCGCAGACGACAACTTGGGTGGCTCCGACCTAGCCCAAGTTTTCTACACTAAAAATGGCATCACCGCTGTTTCATCCAAAGCCTATGTCATTCTTGGATACGCGGCGTATGAATCCGGCCTCTCGACAGCGGGGAATTGGAGCGTCTCGCCAACAAGCATTCAGCTCTACGGCACCGGGGTGCCTCTTCCTGGGAGTTGCGTCCAGTCTGTCTACAATTCGACAACGACGACGACCGTGTCATCAGGTGGGGCAACAATACAAACGTCTTTGACGGCAAGCATCACGCCAACATCAAAGTGCAATCTCATCAAGGTCCAAGCCTTCGGCAGTATCACCGGTGCCATTTCGAGCGGGGTAAGTTACAGCGTTCAACTTTCTCGTGGGACATCTCCTACGCTCATTGGCAACGTTTCTGGCTTGTTAGGTGGCGGTGGCAACGGCGGAAGTGGCACTGCAAACGTAGCGATAGATAAGCCTCAGACTACATCTCTTCAGGCTTATTACGTGTACCTCAGCCAATCTACTACGGGTGGTCAGATTACGTTTCTGAATCAAGGCGCTGGTATAATGCAGCTAGAAGAAATCGCGGCGTAGCCATTAAATTTGAAGACTCTCGTCGGCCCGAATCCGCGCGAGAGCTCCAATCTCACCACCATCTTCGTCTTCGCTCCGGCAGCTAGGCGTCTACAACAATTTTCTTGGTGAAGTAATGATCTGATCTACAGAATCGAGAATTGCGGCATCTGCATTGGCGGACGCCCAGGCTGCCGTACTTTTTCGATCTCGCCCGTCTCAGTCAGATAATCTATCCATTTCCGCGTCGTTTTGTTGTCTCTGCCGATTGTATAGAAGAGAGCAACCTTGCCGCCTGGCATTGCTTCGCCCTGAATCGTCTTTGGTGATGCGCGGTGAATGATCCCCATATCCCAGAACATGGCATCGCCGATTTTGGTGGGGACGTCGATTTGATTTGGAAGGTCGTCGGCGTCAGGGTCCTTCCAGGTAAATAGCCGATTTCCGGAGACGTGTTTAATGAAGCTCTTTATCCGAGACTTTGTAACATCATTTCGGTAGTCGCGCTTGTCTGCCAGCTTCTTGACGAATCTGTCTGGCAGACGATGCGTACCAGGGACAAGACGTAACCCCCCGCCATGCGGCCCGTTGTCCTGCAGATAAATGCCGAGCACGACAGCGCGAAAGTCAGGATCTTTGTGGAAGGTACGGCCGGTCATCTCCATAGCGCTCAGATCGGTATGGAATTGGCCGAAACGATTGTGGTCTACAGAGGTAGGCGGCAGGACAATGAAATGAGACCCGAGCACTTCAGTTAACGCTGCGATCAGCTTCGGCGCCGTTAGGAATTGGCGCATTGGTTCGTATTCAATGGCGCTGTCCGTGAGCAGCGAGACGTTCTTACGCGCCAGCTCCGAGAGGATGAACTTCCGGAAAGTTAGCAGCTCTTGCGGGTCAAGAGCGTCCTTGATGTGAACGTATCCATCCCGGTCGAACTGCTGAGCGTACATAGCGACCCCTAAGCGACTAGATCGAAGTTGGTGGTTTTTAGTCTGTATTTGTGTTCGATCGATATCCCCGTTGCCGCTTTAGGAATGCGACGTTGGTCGGCGATCGACAATCCTTTGGAAGGGTGTATCGCAAAAGTGTTTCGGAAGCTCATCTGAACCGGCTTGGATCCAGTGTTGGCCGGCCTCCAGAATAATGAGTTTTCCGCCACGAGGCTTCGCATCGGCTGGCCTGTGAGCAAAAAGCTTATTCAGGCCGTGTCGCTCCATGTTCCAGCGCGCCAATCGAAGAGCTGTACTGCCGTAAGTCTTACGCTTGATCATGTCCCACATGGGCGCGAACCCTAACGGGAGTTCCGCTGCTCCGCAACATCTCCGTCATATACGGCCGTGCCGCTGTGCTGGTCATCCCTGCCGATCTTCATCGGCTGCACGGTCCTAAGGTCTGTCCAGTTCCAAAATCTGCGGAAGTGGTCGTGAAGGACTAAGGCAGGGCTGCGAATTATCAAACCACAGGAGAAAACATGAATTTCTGGATTGGACTGGCGTGCTTTGCGGGCGGCTTCGCCGCCTCGATTTTCATTTGGCCGAGGGTCAAGGAATGGCTCAACGGCGCAGAAGCCGAAATTACAGCTCTCAAAGCGAAGATCGAAGACCTGAAGGGGAAGCTCTGATGCAGGCGAATTTCGATGAAGCGCTTCGCCGCGTTCTGGCTCACGAGGGCGGTTATACGAACCATCCGTCGGATCCAGGAGGCCCGACCAACTGGGGCATCACGATCCATGACGCGCGCGCTTATTGGAAGCGTGATGCCGACGCCGATGATGTTCGTGCCATGCCAAAGGAGGTCGCGAAGCGCATCTACAAATCCAAATATTGGGACGCTATGCGTTGTGATGAGCTGGCATCCGGCGTGGACTATGCGGTCATGGACTTCGGCGTCAACTCCGGCGTTTCGCGCTCGCTCAAGTTTCTCGAGGCGATTGCCGGTGTTCCAACGGACGGCAAGCCCGACGACACGCTGATCCGCACCATCGCGAACATGCCGGCAAAGCCGATGATTTCCGAGCTTTGCAACAAGCGTCTGGTCTTTCTCAGGGGCCTCGGCACGTGGCCCGTGTTCGGCAATGGCTGGGCCAGGCGCGTTGCGGAGGTGAAAAACGCAGCGCTGAAGATGGCCGACAATGTCCGGGTGCCGACGCCGTCGCCGCTGGAAGCGCCGAAGGGCAAGAGCGAAAAGCCCAATACGACGACCAAAGCCGCAGTCCGGTCGACGACGATCTGGGCACAGATCGCAACCGTGTTGACGGCGCTCGGCGGCGCGCTGACCGACTGGCGCGCGCTCGCGGTCGTCGTCGTGGCGGCGCTCGCCGGCTATGTGATCTGGGAGCGGATGAAGCGGCCCGATATCGGCGGGGTGTTCCAATGATGTGGCTGTCGCTTATCGCGCCGATCCTCAACGGTGTGGTCACGGCTTACAACAAGTCGAAGGACGTGACCATCGCCACGGTGCAGGCCTCGGTCGGCATCGCCAGCGCACAGGCGCAATACATGACGGCGGTGCTCGGCCATCCGCTGTCGCCGGCGAGCATCTGTTGCTATGCGCTGGCGATCTGGTTCTTCAAGGCTGTGGCCTGCGACAAGGTGATCGGCCCTGCGCTCGGCTATCAATGGACGACGGACGCGCTGACCGGCGGCACCAAGGAAATGGCGATGATCGTCGCCTCCGGCATGTTCTTCAGCGGCATCGCCAACATCCTGAAGCGTTGACGCGATGGGCCCAGACATCGGCGAGCGCGTCGCCGTGCTCGAGACCAGCATCAGGTATCTCACCGAGCAGCTCGAGGACACGCACCGCAAGGTCGAGGAGATGCATGCGGTGCTGCTGCAGGCCAAGGGCGCGAGGTGGGTCATCGTCGGCACTGCGGGGATCATCGGCTTTCTGGCCGCGCTGACGACGAAGCTTCTGCCGTTGAACGGCATCCTGCCGAAATGAGGTGCTGAGCCGGCGGCTGCACGCTGCCAATATGGAGAGTGGACGATGCTTCGCGCCAGGTATCGACGAGAGAGAGTCAGAGCAAAGTGGATGGCGCCGCGCGCGAAGCTCTTCGCCATCGTCAGGCGCTTCGACTACGACGATGAAGACTGGGATCCGGACATCGGTCAGCCGAACGATCGTGTTGAGGCGGTGCAAGGCCGGTCTCAGGGCTGAGCACGAGCGCGGCCCGGTTTAAGCCGAGCCTCTCGGCGCAACTCCCGCCATCGCATCCAAGCTCGATCCGGGCCGCCATGCTGGCTATGCCGCTGTCTGTCCGCGGCTGCAGCTTTTTCAATCCAGCCATCCTCGTATCCGCTTTGGCTGCGGCTGCAGCGCGTCCAGCCGCGCGCGTCTGTGTCCGTCTTCATTGAAAACCATCCGTCAAACAAAGGAGCAGCCACATGGCGAGCCCCAACTCATGGACCTTGCCCGGCAACGGCATTCTCGGCGGCGTGAACCTTGGACCGTCAAGCCTCGACGATCCCAACTCTGAGCCTGAAAATCCTTGGGCGAAAGCCCTGCAAGAGGCGATAGAGCGGCAGCCGCCTAGTGAAGCCTTGCGCTTGGGTACGGTGGACGAACAGATCCGCGCAAGTGCGAATTCAGGCAATCCGCTGGCGCGTCCGACGCAGGCTTTGATCGACTGGTGGCGGCGGCCGCCGGCGCCGCCGCAGATGCCGCAGAAGCGGACGATCGGGCCTGCGCCATATTACGCGCTGGATTTCGACGACATGTATCCGAGCGCCAGAATCGGTCGTGCGTTCATCAACCACTACGCCGATTACTTCGATCCGTGGACCTATGACGAGCAGGGGCGCCGCGTGGCCGACACGCCCGCAGCCTATACGCCGAACG